CCGTCGCCCGCGTCTTCCATCAGGTGCTGGAAGCGCTGATGATCGGCGCGGCCACGACAACCGACACGTTCGATGATCTCATCGCCTCGCTACGCGACCCCGCGACGAGCTGACCGTTTGACGACCGGCGGGGCCGTCGCCCGGATCGCGCGCACGCTCGGCGCCGATCTGATGCCGTGGCAACGCCACGTCGCCGATGTCGCCGGCGAGCAGCTCGACGGCCGCAACGCCTACTCGACCGTGATCGTCGCCGCCCCCAGGCGTGCCGGGAAGACCCTGCTGACCCTCTCCGTGCTGCTCGAGCGGGCGCTGACGGGCCGCCGCCGGCGGGCCTGGTACACCGCACAGTCCCGCGCCGACGCCGCGCTCACCCTGCGCGACGAATGGGCGCCCCTCGTCGGGGCGTCCGCACTGTCCCGCTATGTCCCGTTGCGTCTCGCCAACGGATCCGAAGCCGTCACCGTGCCACGCCTGGCGTCCGCCGTGCGGATCTTCGCCCCGACACCATCCGCGCTGCACGGCCAGGCCGGCGACCTGATCATGTACGACGAGGCATGGAGCTTCTCGCGGGCGCGTGGTTCCGAGCTCGAGGTTGCGGCCCGGCCTCTCATGGCCACGAGGCCGGGCGCGCAGACGTGGATCCTGTCAGCCGCCGGCGACATCGATTCGACGTGGTGGGCCGATCTGCTAGACATGGGCCGCGAGGCCGCCGCCGCCGATTCGGGGCGCGGCGTCTGTTTCCTCGAGTGGTCGGCCGACGCCCCCGGGCTCGATCTCGACGACCCGGCCGTCTGGTTCGAGTCGCACCCCGCCGCCGGCCACACCATCACGCTCGACTGGCTCGTCGACGAGCACGACCGCAACCCCGAGCAGTTCCGCCGGGTCTACTTGAACATCACCGACCGGACCGGCGGCGGGGCGGCGCCGCTCGACGTCGAGACGTGGGCCCGGTTGACGGTCGCCGACTGGGCCCGCTCTGGTGATCTGGTGGCCGGTGTCGCGTGTTCGCCGGATCAGGAATCGACAGCGATCGTGATCGCCGGCGCCGTCGACGACGTCCCGGTCGTCGAGCTCGTCGACTTCCGCCCCGGCCACGGATGGGCCGCCGCCCGGATCATCGAGCTCGTCGACCGCTGGAATCTGGCAACCGTCGCGCTCGACCCCGGGGGCCCGGCCGGGGTCCTGGTGCGCCCGTTGCGGATCGCCGGCGTGCACCTCACCGAACTGCCGCTCAGGGATTGCACCGCCGCCTCGGCCGCGCTCGTCGAGGCGGTCAGGACCGGCCAGATCCGCCACCGGCCGCATCCGGCGCTTGACGCCGCTGTCGTCGGGGCTCGTCGGCGGATGATCGGCGACGGCGCCTGGTTGTTCGGTCGGCGTGAGGCCGGCGCAGACGTGGCCCCTCTGGAGGCCGTCACATTCGCCCGCTACGTGATCCCGGCCCTGTACGCCGCCGCAGCAGGCGTCGCCTAGCCCGTATTTCGCCGCCTGCTGCGCGAAACGGGAGGCGATGGGGTAATTGCCCACAAGAATTGCCAGGGGCTCCCCGTTACCGCACGATCAGCCCGTGGGCTTCTGGTCGCGACTCGGTGGAAATGAGCCGACGTCGACCCCGGTCGAAGAACAAATCGCGACCTACGTCGCCGACCGACTCCGAAATATTGACCCGTGGTCATTGCCGACAGTTGTCGCCGGGCGAACCCTGACCGCCGATGTCGTGGCGACAATGCCAATGGTCGCACATTCCGGCATGACCCGCATACGGCCGACGCCGCCGGTGTTGCTGCGCCCGGATCCGCGTGAGCCGTACCGGGTGACGATCGAGAAGATCGTCAACCAGTTGACCCGCCACGGGGCGTGCTGGTTCCGGATCTTCAACACCGGCGCCGACGGCTGGCCGTTGGCGATCCGCGTGATCGACCGGCCCCGCGTGGCGTGGCAACTGTCGTCGACGTCCGACGAGGTGACCGACGTCTGGATCGACGGCGTCGAGACCGACCTCCGCACCGTCCGCTATATCCCGTTCCGTTCCGACCCGGGCCCCCCCGGGACGTCGCCGCTGCAGGACGTGTTCGACGTCCTCGAGCAGCTCGTCGCCGTCTACGAATACCAGGCCGACTACTACGGGTCGCCGGCGCCGCCGTACGCGTTGAAGCATCCGCAACGCCAGACCGCCGGCCAGGCCGACGCGTTCATGACGCAATGGGAGGCGGCCCGCGAGCTGCGCCGCCCGGCGTTCCTGTCCGGCGGCGTCGAGCTCGAGCAGTACAACCCGGTCAGCGCGGCCGACGCCCTGCTGCTCGACGAGGTCAACTACCTCGACGCCGTCGCGGCCCGCGTAATGCTCATTCCCCCGAGCCTGTTGAACGTCCAGGCGCATTCATCGTTGACGTACGCGACGACACTCGACGAGCTGCGCCGATGGCTGACCCTCACCCTGATGCCGCAATACCTGGCGCGGATCGAAGCCGCGTTCTCTGATCTGCTGCCACGCGGCCAGTCGGCGACGTTCGACACGTCTGCGCTGCTGCGCATGGACTTCGCCTCGAGGATCGCCACCTACGCCCAGTCGATCTCGGCCGGGATCCATTCGGTCGCCGAGATCCGCGCCCTCGAAGGGCTCCCGGCCGTCCCGGCCGCCGCCCCCGAACCTGTCTCCGCGAACGTGGAGGGACTCTGATGCTGCTACGCGAACAGCCGATCGTCGGCCATGACACCGAGGCGCGCACCGTCACCGTGCGGCTATGCCGTTGGAACGACCCGCGCCAAGTGATCGACCCGGACGGGGCCAGCTACCGCGAGCAGTTCCCGCCCGGATCATTGGAGCTCGCCGGCGATGTCCACGTCGCCGACCGGCATCTCGGCGCGCTCGTCGGACGTGCCGACCCGGACACATTCACCGATGACGGCGACGGCCCGGCGGTCACCGTCACCGTGGCGCGCACCGCCGCCGGCAACGACCTCATGGAGCTCGTCGACGCCGGGATCATCCGGGCCGTCTCGATGGAGCTCGAGCCCGTCACCCAGACCAACAAGGCGGGCGTCATTACCCGCACCAAATCAGTCGTGCATGGTCTCGCGTTCGCGTTCCGACCCGCCCACGACGCCCCGATCCTCGCTGTCCGCGAGCAACCCCAAGGAGTAACAGCCATGCCGATCACCGACACACCGACGCTCGACGCGCACGAAACCGACGCCGGCCCGGTCGTCGGCGAACTGATCACCGGCGAAATCCTTTCCCGCGAGCTCGACGCGCTGCGCCGCGATCTGATCGCCGTCGAGCGCGGCGACTCCGGTCACCCCCTGGCCCGGTTCCGTTCGCTCGGCGAAGCGGTCGAAGCCGGTTATTCCGACACGGCCGTGCGCGACACGCTGCACCGTGTCATCGCCGACCAGATCACCGGCAACAACCCCGGCGTCATCCCGCCGGCGTGGACGTCGACCATCTTCGGGATCATCGACCGGGGCCGCCCGACGATCAACGCGTTCGGTGTCGAATCGCCCGGCCCGGACGGTATGGAAGTCAACTGGCCGTACTACGACGGCAACCTGTACTCGCTCATCGGTGTTCAGGCCACCCAGAAAACGGCGATCACTTCGGCCCGCGTCGATCTCAAGAAGGGCTCCGAGGATCTGATCACTTACGCCGGGATGTCTGACCTGTCGTACCAGCTGATCAGGCGTTCGTCGCCGTCGTACCGCGACGCATACATGCGGATCATGTTCGCCGCCTACGCCGCGGTGACCGACAACGCCGCCGCCGACGGGGTTTCCGGCGTCCCACTCGACTACGACGTCACCGCCGACACCGACGGCTCGGCGCTGCGCTCGGCGATCTTCGCCGCATCCGTCCAGGTCGAAGCCGCCACCGGCTCACCAGCAGAGTTCGCCCTCGCCGCGACCGACGTCTTCGTGCTGATCGGCGGTATGTCGACGATCGGCACCGCCCCATACGGCGTGCAGAACGTCGCCGGAACGTCCGACGCGTCGAGCCTGTCGGTCAACGTGAACGGTATCCGCATCATCCACGAACCGAACTTCACGAACGGCAAGGTGATCGTCTCCAACAGTCAGGCCGCCTCCTGGTACGAGGATGGCCCGTTCACCGTCGTCGCCGAGGACGTCGAGAAGCTCGGCCAGAACGTCGCCGTCTGGGGGCTCGGGGCGTTCGGTGTTCACCTTCCATCAGGGATCATCTCGCTCGAGAACGTCGCCCTCGCCGCCCGCTCGACCCGCAGCACGTCCGACAAGAAGTAGGCGGGATGGACCCGGGGGCGCCCTCGTACATCCTCGCCGAGCATCTCCACCGCCCGGTCAACGACCCCGCCGTTCTGCGCGCGGTCGAAGCCGCGATCGCGCTCGTCGAGATCCGCTACACCGCCGGCGTCGCGCTGTCCGACGATGTGCTGCGAATCGAAGGCATCGTCAATCTCGCCGAACGGATCTATCTCGATCCGTCGGCGCCGGGCGGCCAGATGGGCGCGTTCGGCGATCCGTCGTTCGTGCCGATCAACTCGCCCGAAGATCTGCTGGCCCACGTCCACCACTACTTCGACGATCTGATCCTGTACGACGCCGAGGTCCCCGGGTCGGGTTGGGGCATTGCGTGAACCTGGCCGACGTAGCCGCGCTGGTATCGGCCGGGCTGACTGGTGCCGGGATCGACGACATCCCGATCGTCGATCCCGGCACCCCCGTCGTCGCCCTGCCCTGCGTGGTGTTGGCACCATCGGACGACGAGCTCGGCGACGGGAACCACACGATTCGCGAGGGGCTCGACATCACCGTCCTGGTGACCCGCAACAACCAGGTCGACCAGTACGTCCGGTTACAGCAGATGTACCAGGCCGTCGTTCAAGGTCTCATCCCGAGTCAAGTGAGGTTTGAGGGGGCGATCGTGTTTGCTGTCACCGGCGGTGACGGCACAGGTGAGCCCCCGGCCATGTCACGCGTAATTCCTGTGAGCTTTACGAGCGACGTGAACCTCCCATGAAAGGAAAGCCATGCCAGTAACCGTCATGAATCCGAACAACTCCGGCACGATCGAGATCGCGCTCGCCGGCGTCACCCCGCTCGTCGCCTACAACCAGCAGGTCACGAACCTGCGCGTTGTCGCCGACCCGCAACAGAACGCGGTACCGGGCACCTACGGGCCCGATGGCGCCCCGCGCGACATTCCCGGACAATCCAAGTGGCACGCCGAAATTTCTTACCTGCAGGACTGGTCGGCCGCGGCGGGATCCCTTTCACAGTTCGCGTTCGACAACGACGGCGAGCTGGCCGACTTCAGTTTCGTGCCCGATGTCGACGGCGCCCCGACCCTGTCCGGCCAGGTCTACCTGGTGTCCGGCGAGTACGGGGGCCCGGCCGGTGAGGCATGGCAGGTCACGACCCTGTCGTGGCCGTGCAACGGTAAGCCGACCACCACGCCTGCCGTATAGCGGGGCGCCTGTCATGGCGTCCAATGGTGCCGCCGGGATGGCGGCTCTCTCGCGCCAGTTGCGCGACGTCCCCGACGACGCAGTGCGCGACCTCGTCGCCTGGTTCATCCCGCGCTCCAAGACCGTCGGCGGCCGCATGCGCTGGTTCGGCAAGAACGTGCCGCTGTCTTCGAAGCTGATCCGCCGCCGCGCCGCCCGTGGCGGCAACACGGTCCTGATCGCCGGGACCCCGGCCGCGTGCTGGTCGATCAAATCGTACGGTCGGCGTGGCGGCTACGAGGTCCGGGCCCGCCGCGCCCAGTCGCTGCACACCGCCGCCCCCGGCGTGTTCTACGACAAGGTCCTGATCCAACGACCGGCGCAAGGTGACCGGCGGTGGGATCGCCTCGTCGACGAGGCAGACCGCAAGTTCCCTGATGTCGTCGCGACGTTGATCGACCGGGGGGTGGTGTGATGGCGGCGCGCACGAACAAGGTCGAA